TAATTGAAAGAATTTACGACAATCAACACCGGCTTTTAGATCAACTAAAGTTAGATTAGCGTTAGGTAATGCACGCCTAAAGGCACGACCAACAAAGCCATGTGATCCAGTAATAAGTATGTTCATCTATATTTTCTTACTAACTCTGCATAATCCGCACTTGCTAAATATTGTTGCAGTGCCAGTAAATCTTTTTCATACCACTTAGGTTGATTAACCCTGGCATACCCTTCATCCATCTCAGCCTTGCCTGCTACTGGGTGTAGATGCTCAATAATTACATCAGGTAAATATTTTAAGTAGTTTAAATCTAAACCTAATTGCTTTACAAAGTTATCAAAGAATAGGTGTACGCAACCTGGGAATGTCATGCCCTGTAACTCAACTACTAAATCCCGGCTCATACCAAAGGCTGTTGGTAGGTTTGCGCCTTGCAATAAATCATCACCATAAACAATGCCGGTGTTAATGCCTAACGCTTGAATAAAGGCTTGATCCCAGTTTTGGGTTCTAGGTAAGTGATCATCACCCATGAAAACAAAATAATCATATAAAGGATAGTTAGAAAAATCCAAAAGATAAACCGCACCGGTATTAAGAGAGTTAGCACAACCGCCTGTTTTATTATCGGCAGGTAGTAATTGTAGATTTTTGTTTTTAGCATATTCATCCCATTTCGGATCATCATTATCAATTACAAAATATAGATCGGCTTCTGTATTAGTATCTTTAAAGGCTTTGGCCAGGCGATCCGCATTTTCAGGCCTGCCCCTACTGGGTACAACCACGCACATCTTCATGGCCATAGGGTAGGGGATAAGGCTGACTTACTTCCTGGATATAAGGATTTCGTATAGCGTGTCTATTTTTTCCTCAATGCGTGATACCCGGCCTTCTAAGTTATGCCGGCCATTATTGTCAGGCTTCAACTCACTTAAATAGTGTTTAGTTAGCCAACGCACTGATGCCACTAGCGAACCAACAATTGTTACAGTTGATACTGCTAGTGCGAGGATGTCATTCATGGTCATTTACTATTGATGCCAAACTTATCATCTTTAGGATCAAAATAGCGTGCCAAAGGTGCAACTAAAGCACCGGCCAAAATCGCATACTCAGCATTCCAATCTGCAATTAAGGCTAATGCAGTTGTAATAGATGCGGCGGCAACGCTTCTTAGATAAGACTTAATAATTTCTTTTTTCTTAACATCTAATTTCATTTTAATCCTAACTCTTTTATTTTTTGTTTAACTTCATTTTGGTCTAACGCAATTTCAAAGTGCATATCATCTTTACGCCGTTTGTAATTGCCACCCCAGGTCAAACCATATTTAGTTATTAGTAGGTTAATTGTATTACGCTGATCCTTATTAAATGTATTTGACTTGCCCAAAGGATGTTTAATTGCATTTAAATCAATGGCCGTGCCGGATGCGTGGTTACTTAAAATTCTATCTGATCCCCGGGTTTGCCTAAAGGCATAACCCCAATCATCTAGTTGGCCTTCATCTATTGGCTCAACTAACTCATGAAAATCTTTAGCAAAACTTACCAGGATTGGCGCAACGGCTTTGGCACATGCAAACCTAATCTTTGTGCCTGGCACTGTAAAAGTTTCAATGCCCAGTGCTTTACGATCTTCACTAGCCGGCCAACCATTAGGGCTGGTAAGTTCTCTAATTGTTGCCATTTAATTATTTAAAACAATCCCCCAAGATTGTGCTATAAACCTAAAGCCCTTAAATCATCAGTAGTTAAACCAAGTGCGGCTAACTTGCCTTCGGCATTTGCTTTGACTTGCGCCTGTATTGCTACTTCATCAATAGCAATATGAGCATCAATGGCTATTTTTAATTCTGACTCAGTTAATTCAACACCTTCTGCTGGTAAAATCAATTTCTTTTTAGGATCGTTAAAATCGGCAATTAGACCTTTTCCACCTAGTTCTTTTGATAATTGACTTAGGTTAATTTCTTTTGCTGTAGTTGCCATCTTAAGACCCCATATCTGCAACGACTATATGGCGATATAGAAAGGTTGCTGTTGTATTATCTGGTGAACAAAATTTCATTGTAAAAGTGTTTGATCCTGCGGTTAATCCACTCAAATAAAAAGTAGCGCCTGTAGATGCAACTACTGACGCATTACCTGGAGATCTTGTTTGTGTTAAATTCGGCGCACCTGCCGCTAAAGTAGTAGCACCGCTTACTGCAACACTTATTTGACTTCTGTTATTATTAGTGTCGTTAAATGACCAAGCAGTTACAGTAACCATTGCTTTTGTACCAGTTGTTAAAGTTACACTTTGTGCAGTAGTTAAATCTGTAAAACTTGTTGAGGTTGTAGTTTCTTGAGTAGCAACTACATTACCTGCAGCCGTAAACCCAGCAGCCGCCGCCCACTTTAATCCAGTAGCCTGAGAACTATCCGCTACGAGTGTGGTGCCGTTTGCCCCCACGCCGAGCCTAGTATCGCTAGAACCAAATGTGTAAAGATCGCCTTTAGTAGTTAATGGTGAAACTGCACCGGCCTGTACAAAGTCAAAATAAATTGCCGCGCTTGCGCTTGTAAAATATAAAACTCCACCATCATATTGTGGCACAATTAAACTTCCGGCTGTATTTACTGTTGCAGTGCCGGCTGTAATTGTTACTAAACCTGATCCCCAGTTTTGAATTGTTACAGTATCGCCGGCTGAAAACAATCCAGTATTAACTGTAATAGTTGTTGCGCTTGTGCTATTGACCGATACAACAGTACCGGCATCTGCGGCAACTAATGTATAACTTGCAGTTTTAGCGGTAGCCGATCCGCCTAACATTGCAGTTTGCTGAAGCGATAACATTTGATTGGCCGTTAAAACCTGGCCTACACTAAACGATTGTTTTGCCATTTACACACTCCTAATAAGCCAAAGAATCTTCATTAAGGATTCCATCAACAATTGAGTTTAACACAATCCCAACGGCAAAGGGTTGAGCGCATGTAAAGGTTACAAGAAAAGATTTAGGTGTTATTTCATAGGTCAATCCTGCAATTACGCTATCTGTTACCACATTGCCTGCCGGTAGGGTTTGAGTTACCTCTATTGGGTCAAACATATCTAAATTTAAAGCGGCTACAACCCGGCTAGGATCATCCTCACCAAAGGCATCAACTGTTAATGAGTTTAATTGTATATCCACACCCTGTTCTTTACGGCTGGCAATAATCATTTGGGCTTGATTTAGCGCATCCGCTTCTGTTTGCATAATGCCATTTCTTACCCGGCTATGTTGGAAGTAATCTTCAATGCTTGCCGCATCACTAGCAGTTTGACCAGTTAATCCATTTGGCGTAACAGTTACTTTATTGATCATTTGATAATCTGAAATATCAAATTGCACTGCCTGATAGGTAACATCACCCGATCCAGGTACATCACTAAATGCTGTTGCCGTGCCACCTGATTCGCTTATGATGTCGGTACGCGACATAAATTTTGCATAACCGCGTTCATCAATATAAAAAGCACCTAGATCAGTGGCTTCAACTTCCTGACAGGCGGCCAACAATGATCTTGATGATCCGGTATCTGCCTGCACTGTTGTAGTTGCAGTTGTAGATATATCACGCATACCACCTGGCCATTCACCTTGATCTAATAAACTTGTAATTCTTTGTGCAGTAGTCTGCCCGGCAGTGCCACCACTGACTGATGTAATTGTGTTTAAATTTAATAATTGGAATCCATCTACACATGACAAAGTAACATAGGCTGGATCAAATCCGGTAGGGCTTTGATAATTCCATTCTTGTACATACATAGAACCCAGGTTATATGTAACGCCTAAATACTCTGCCATAAAGCGAATCTTACGCATAGGTTTGATCTTGCCGTATAAACTTGAACTTGTATTGGCCGGATTGAACTCACCAGTTTGATCAACAAATGTAATGCGTGCCGTACCGCCGGTAAATGAATCTGATGACCTATTAAATGCACGGCTAATATAACACTGGGTTACAAGTTGAGTTATATCAACTACATCTGCGGCGGCAGTACCTAGTACAGAAAAATCCAACGGCGTTGCAGGGTCATCCAACACTAATGCCGGATCAAATGTGGCCGAACTTGAAAAGTCAATTTCTGCTTTGAAAATTGCGGCTGGCATTATCTACCTAAATTAGTTAATTGAGTTACCGCACCTGATCGGTTTAAATTGTATAAAGCATCTTGAATAACTGATTGCAATTGACCCTCTGAAATAACTGATCCGGCTACATTTACTATTACCTTTGTACCCATGCCACCCATGCGATCTAATGGCACAACCGCCTCTGATCCGGCTTCACCAATTAAGGCTAATGTAGGTTGTGTTACAACGCCACCTTCTGCCATTTTGGGTATATTAAATTGAGATAAAAAACTACCAATATCTGCATTTAATCCACGCACGCTACTTAATGCAGTATTGTATTGAAAAGTTTCAATTCTTTGTACAGTAGTTTGCACCTGTTGGATAGCATTACTAATTTTTTTCTTACTTATTTCATCTAATAACGCTAACATCTTACGCAATTCTTCATTAGATTCAAATAGTTTTCTTAAATATAATTCAACTTCTTTGGTACTGATACCCCATTTTTGAGCCAAAGAATCAATTTCACCAGTAGTGATTTTGCCATCTTCAATTACTTTTAATACATCTGCATAGCGTTGCGCTTCATCAACAGCCTTTTTAGTACCATCTGCCAATTGTTGTAATATTTTTACACGCAACTCATCTTCACCGGATAACTTACGACTTAAAGCCGCTTGCAAGTTAATACGATCAAGATCAAACATGGCTTCAAGTTCAGCCTTCTTTTTATCTAAGGCTTCTTGTGCGCGTTTTTCTTCTGTTAATTTCTTTTGTTTATTTAATGTATCGCCTGCTAATTTATCTAATCTTGCTTGTAACGCGGCTAACTTATCTGCTACGGCTTTTTGTTCTTTAGTTTGTTTTAAAGTTTTTTTAGTAGTTTCGGTAACTTTTTTACCTTCTTTAGCAAGCATTGAAAAACCGGAAACTAATCCAGGTATAATAGGAATGTTTGATGAATCAAAAATCAATCTCAGGAATCTATTACCTTCAATTTTTTTACCTAAACTGCTAAATGCTTTAGTAATCTTTGATGCTTTATCTGCTAAGGCTACTAATATATATCCACCATTTAAACCCAATGATTCTAGTTTTGTACCAAAATAATCAGAAGCATCTGCGCCGCCTACAATAATTTCAGTTGCAGTAATAAATCCTTGACCTAAACTTGTTTGTGCCGCACCTGCACTAATTTTTAAAGAATCTAATTCACCGCCAAATGTATCAGCCGCTCTTTTTGCTGATCCACTAAATTTTAAAGTTAAATAATCTGTTATATCTGCTAATCCAACTTGCTTAGCAGTAGCCGCATCAAAACCTAAACCTAATGCGCCTAGTGCTTTAAAGTTGCCTCGGCTTGCCTTGCCTAACGCATCTGATACTTGGTTTAAATCACGGCCTGCGCCAACACTGGTATCTACTGCAATTGAAAATAAATCTTGTGCTTTAGTTAAATTTCCAGTTTGAATAATTAAACCATTGATTGCCGGGGTCAATCTATCCTTAGTAATATTTGATGCTTTTTCTATACCACTAATAAAAGAATTTACATTAGGCAATTGATCTAATTCATTTATTGATCTTAAAGATTGTTCAACTGATTTATCTAATCTTTCCTGGGCTAAAGCCGCCTGTATTGAGTTTTTAGCAAAAATCGCTAACCCGGCCGCCGCCGCAATTGCACCGGCTTTGGCAAACGCATTTAGTCTAAATTTACTAGTGGCAACTACCTTGTCAAAACCTTTTAACTCTTTGGTCGCACGCTCTAAACCTTTTTTATCAAACTTAGTTAAAAAGTTAATCGCAACATATTGACTTAGTGCCATGATTAACCCCTAAATTCTCTGCCTAGATATTTTTTTAATACTCCGTATAGATTATCATTTACTTGGTCACCTAATTGTTGTGATGCCCTATAAATCAATCTTTTTTCTTTGTATTCTTGCGCTCTAGGTGATCTTTGTAATTTGCCAATAAATTCTTCACTAGCATTTGGGTTACGACTAATACGCCTAGTTCTACCGCGTGATCTTGATGATCCAAAACCTGCCAACTCATAAATTATACCTGGTACAGATTTATTTATCACCGCTATTGCAGTTACACCAAATGTAACGCCTTTAATTCTTTGTACTTTGGTTTTAGCCGTACTTACTCTAATGCCGCGTATAACTTCTGTTTGCGACCACTTCCAACGGCTTCTTTTATCTTTACCAATAGTTCTACCCCGGTGTGCTTGATCATTAGCCCAACCCCATTGTGGTGGGTAATTTGGTTCTACTTCACGCCATCCTGGAAATGGTTGATGTGGTACAAAATCTTGGGCTAATTTTGCAACAGGCTTAACAGCCTTAGTTAATCCACGCCTAAATTCTTTTTGTAAATCAGGATCAACTTTTTTCATCTTAGCCATTACTTCATCTAAGTTTTCAACATAGATTGATGGCACTGCGGCCAATGATCTAATACGGCCAGGCAATCCTGAGTATCTAGGGTTGATCATTACTTCCGCCTAACTGTTGCCTTCTTGTTTTGGTAATGCCGTTCTTGCAAGATGGCTTTAATGGCTGAATAAATCGCTGGATCAACCTCTAATAAATCTTTAGGGCTAATACCTGTTGCCACCGACACGGAAGCGACTTCATAAATTGAGCCGTGCCGGTCTATCCATTTTTTGAGTCATAAACCAAATCAACATCTAAATATTGATTGATGTAATCATCACCAAATAATAGTTCTGTTTTGCCTGCATCTTTTTCTAAACGCCATGCAAACCACCACAAATCCGATTCCATTTGTAGTTCACCTAGACGCTTACGCCAACCGGTTTTAAATTCGGATTCAAACGCCACCTTTGCGGATGGCGTAAGATCATAGGTTACTTTTTTACCATCTTTTTTAACAATTTCAATTTTGTGCATTGTCCCACCCTTTTCTTATTACGCGCTAGTTGATTTTGTTAATGCCGTTACAGGAAGCGAAACGCTAACTGAGGCTACCGCATCAACAGCACCATTTACAGGTGTCCATGATGAGATAAGGCACGACATTGTATAACTTGGATTTGTTGCGGTTACTGTTCCTGACACTGGTATCAATTTGATATTCAGTTTAGTGCCTAACGCATCTTCAAACAAAGCGTTTACTGATGCTGATGCAAAATCGTTGTACAGTTCTAGATTCAGTGTAGGGCGTTCAATCCCACCTATCATGTTTTGTACGGAATCCAGCATGGCTGTGATTTCTACTTGATCAATTTCGCGTGCAAGGCTTACAGTGCTGACATGATCAGTAATGGTAGTTGTACCTACTATCACGGCAACTTTGTTACCCATAAATATGGCCATAGTTTTCCTCTCTTACTAACCTATCAACTCTACTGAATATTGATAACTTA